CCGCTCCCGTCGAAGTACACGGTCGCCGGGCGAAGGCCAATCTTTGCAATCGAAGCGGTATTCTCGACATACGCCTTCGACGCATCCGGGAGCCCATCGGTAACGCCCCAAGAGGATGCGGGAATCATCAGGTTCTGGATGTCCACCGAATCCGCTTCCTTGATGGTTTGGTTGTTATACCATCTCGGAAGCATATTCCGGGACGAGCCGTATGCGTAGATGCGGTTCGCCATCTCGTCCGCGTTCGCCACCGTTCGAGTGAGGGAGGTAAGGCCGTTGCCCTTTCCGTATGCGTATGTGCCTTGGTTCGTGTTGAGACCCGCGCCGCCGATGATGATGGTGTCGATGCCGTTCTCCACGGTGTAAACCCAACCGGCATCCGGCCAGATTTCGTACACCTTGTTCAAGCACCCCAAGATATTCACCCCGGACACCGTGAACTCACGGGCATCGGCCATGAGGTCGGCGAGGTCCTGCGATATTCCGTCAGCCGTAGTTGCGATGCGGACCCTCCAAGAGTTCGCGCCGTATTGGTCTTGGAGGCAAGCCTCGAACCTCCGGGCAAGTCCGTCAACGCCCTCGAAGGTGGAGATGGACGGCTGGGTGGAAAAATGGATGCGGTTGTCGCCCTTCACGAGGTCTCGGAAGGGACAATACTCAAGCATCTTCGATGCGTCGTAGAGTTGGACGTTCTGATACATGAACGCCCCTCCATAGGACCGTTGCCGGGCTTGTTTCTTGACTTGCGGGACACCGTAGATGCGGTAACGGAAGCCCGTGCGCGTGTAGTCCACATAGCACCCGGCAACAAGGTCGAGCGGAACGGGGGAGGCAATCTCACGGAACTCCAAAAGTCCCGGAGCCATATACTGCCCGGTAAAAGATGGAGTACCCTCGTAGATTTCCGTTCCGGCGGGGGAGTATATCTTGAACTTCGCCATACGCCCTCCCTTTTACGCGGTTACTATCGCTCCGCCGGAGAGCGTCATCTTCGTGGACGGGTCGTTGACCTTGAAGGTCGCGGAGAATATCATCCACACATAGTCCTTTTCCTCCTCGCGTTGCTCCACGTTGTCCTTTACGAACCGCACGTGCTGGAAGCCACGTCCTTGCCACGAGTCGTATATCTTGATTTCCCCTTGGGTAATCTTCGCACGGAACGCCTCCTTGTAGGTGTTTATCGCGTCAAAGGAGGCATCGCGGATATAGAACTTCACCGTGTACTCGAATGCCTTGCGCTTGAGGGGAGCCACGTACTCGTCGTCGCCATCCTCGTCGAACCAATCGTTCTTGTACGGGTCCTTCGCCTCGTAGTTGTCCGGGTACGGCTGGGCTTGCGCCACGAGGCCGTAGTCCCGCGTGTCCCATGCGGAGGACTCGCTCCCGTTCTGTATGTAGAACGGATGATAGTTCAATATGGAGGGTATATACGGCATTGCCTTGCAATTATAGCAAGGCAACACCACAAATACCCAAAATAGATTAGGTTGTATTAAGCGGATTCTACTCTCACAACCATTCCGGAAGTGCCGGGTGCACCGATGACCGATTGGAGTTCGGAGAGGATGCGGTTGGTCGCTTGCGCGGTGTCGTAGTTCGTCGCGGCTATTTGAGCGAGGTAGTCCTGCAAGGTCGGGAGCGCACCGCCGAGGTTCTCAATCGTACCCCATCCCTTCTCCTGCATCATCCTGATATAGCTCACGTCGGCACGGATGGCGTTGATGTAGGATGCGAGGAGGTTAGCCGTGTCCTCGGTGATGGACTTGATGCCGGAGCCGATGGAGTTCGCGGTGTCCACGTCGATGTTCATAAGCCCACGGTCCTTGAACGCCTCAATCATTCCGTTGATAGCCGGGGCGAGCGTCTCGCTTTCCTCCTGCACGGTGTCCGCGAACCCGTCAAGCCACGCGGCGTATTCCTCCGGGGTCATTTCCTTGTTTGCGTACTTTGTAAGCGCACTCTTTGCTTTCTCCTCGTACTTTCCGAGGATTTCGTCAAGGATGTAGGATTGGAGGAAGGACCGAAGGATAGCATCACCAAGATTTGCAAAGGTTCCGGAAAGGTCGTCCACGGCGTTCCCCATAGCGAGGAAGTTGTCGATGAATTGGTCCGCCATGTCGGAAGCGAGGTTGTCGAATACATCCTTTGTGGCACCCTCGATCTGTTCCATCGCTTGCGCGTATTCCTCGGAGTATTGCTTTGCGCCCGTGAGCCAATCCTTCATCCCGTCGTTGAGGTCGCCGTATTGCTTCAATACCTCGTCAAGGAGTTTGGAATTAAGGTTGTCGTTATCGTCCGTTAAGGCCATGTTCCACTCGTCCGCAATGGCTTGGAGCGTCTTGAATGTGTCGCCGCCCCAGAAGGAGTGGTCCGTCCGGATGTTCATATCGCCAGCACTTGGAGTTGCAAGCCCGGCAAGAATATTCGGTATCGTTTCCGCCGTCCCGTTAGTAAGAGGGCCGATTTCTACTTTCTTAATCCACTCGAACGCTTTCCTTTGTTCGTCATTAAGGGCCGAAAGACCCGTTTTAAGGTCGTTAATCCCGCGTACCGCATTCTGTACCCGCTTGACAAAGTTCTCTCCGAAGATACCGTCCACCCCGTCAGACAAAACGTTATTGAACCGGAGAGCCTCGGATTCGATGCGGACGTTCCGCACGGCTTCCTCCATCTCTCGCATCTTCTCGTTTGCGTTGCCAACCGCATCTACGACCTGGTTGAAGATGTCAACAACACCGCCCACGACTGCGCCAATCCAATGCCCGGATTTCTCATACCCCTCGGCAGCGGCGGAAAGGTTCTGCCCGATGGCGGAAACGGCTTGCCCGGCATCGGAGAGCCGCATGTCACTTGTGGCCGCGCCGAGCCTTTCCATCGCATCCCCAGCGGCGGAAATATACTTCGCCACCTGCTTTGCGTATTTCGCGGTCTTTTGGAAAAGCGCCGGGTCAACCGTCCCGGAAACGAGGTTCTTCTTATATTCCTCAAGGGCTTCCTTGAGTGCCTTTAATCCATCCGAGCCGCGCTTTTTGAGAACCATCTGCTTAATGTCCTCCGGGATGTCCATTTCCTCAACGGCCTTCTTGATTCCAACGATGTCCGCGAGTGACTTGTGCGACCAATCGGAGAGTTCTTTTCCACTGAACTTACCCTTTACGATGTCGTCCACGTGGCCACGGATTCCCTCGTCTGCCGTATTGTCGTTTGCTTTCTTCCGCGCCTCGTAAAGGTCAATCTCGGCCTTGGTGACTTCCCGGTTTGCGGCGGCGGCTTTCTTCTGCAAGTCCACCCAATCGTCCTCAATCTTCTTCTTCTCGTTGGTGTATTTCTTGAGCACGGATTCGACCTTGTAGGACGCGCCGGAGGTGTCGCCTGTACCCCAATCCTTATCGAACTTCGCAAGGGCTTTTTCGTATTCCTCAAGGGCTTTTTTCGCCTCATTGAATGCCTTGATGTCCTTCGATGTTTGGTCCAGGCCCATGGATGCTTCGATGGACTCTGCCGCGGCAACGGATTCCGCGTCGCCAAGGGCGCGGAGTTTCGCTATCAATGATTCCAGGTCCGCATCAAGGTTCTTGACATTGTAGTCCATATTTTCAAGCACCCACGAGGCGGCGGAATCCTCCCCGAACACACCCGCCCGGCGGTCGTAAATGGACTTAATCTTTTCAAGGAGGGAAATCTGCGCCCGGATGTTCTGTCTTGCATCGGAGTTTTTGTCGGTTGCTTTGGTGTCTTTGCCTTTTCCTCTATCCTCCGCGCCTTCAAGCCCCCCGTTTGCGATATACGCCTCCATGCGGGTTTTCATATCGTCAAAACCTGCAACCTTACTCATCGCCTCCCGTGCGGCCTTCTCGCCCTTCGTGTCAAAGACGGCTTTCCACTCTTCAAGATAGGCGTTGGCGGCGATTTCCGCTTCTTCCGCAGCGCGGTTCTTCATATAATCATTAACCGCATCAATGGAGTTTTCTACGGCCTCTACCTGCTCGTTGGCTATGCGCCCGTTCTTTGTTTTGTATGCGAAGAAATGCGTAACGGGGTTCTTATAGAGGAAATTCCTAAACGGTGTTTCCTTATATCCCTTTTGTTGCCAGCCCGCAAGCGTCTGATATGCGCCGGACAAGTATTTCTGCATATCATCTTGGACAATCCGCGTCGCTTCCTCCGGGGACCTCCCAGACTTCAAGAGGCTATCGAACTTATCATTCCATTGTTTAGTCAACGAGTCGCTGCCGACAATATCCTTCGTGCCTTGCGCTACACGGTTGGCCCGGCTTGCGGCAAGAGAGGTCGCGTTGATAATCTTCGTCAAAAGCCGCACAACATCACGCATCGGCCCGGCGGAGTCGCGGAAGGTCTGGATAAGTCCCTCCCATGCGGACTTCAAGAGGAGCGTTGCGCCGTGAAGGGTGTTCAACCTATCCTTTTGAATGTTCTCCAAAAGGCCGTCCGTGTCGCGCACTTCCTTATTAAGCCTACGAATATCGTCAACCCCGTTGGCGAGGATAAGGAGCGCGGCGGCGGCCCGTTTCTGCACGAGATTCGCGGCTTCTCCGGCTTCAATTCCGCTGTCGCGGAGGCGTTGCAATCCGTTTACGAAATCATCGAAGGTTCGGATATTGCCACCCATTGCCTGCTGGAGCTTGCCGTTCTGTTGGGAGAGCTCGATGAGGATTTGGCGAAGGCCCGTTCCGGATCGGGATGCCGCAAGACCGGAGTTGGCAAGGACGCCGAGAAGGGAGGTGGTTTCCGCGACGTCAAAACCGATAGAATGAGCAATCGCACCCGCGTAGGGGAGCGCCACCCTTAATTTCTCGAAGTCAAGGGCGGTCTTGTTCGTGGATGCTGTGAGTATCTCCAACGCCTTCTGCGTTTCGGTGGAGTGCATTCCGAACATACGGAGGGCCGATCCAGCAAGGTTGGCCGCATCGGTAAGGTCCGCGCTGACGGAAGTGGCGAATTGCAAGACGGACTCTTGCATATTTCGAATCTGCGGGATATTGTAGCCGAGTTTCGCAAGGGCGGTCTGGAGCTCGGTCACCTGCGAAGCGGTCCACTCCGTCGTGCGGCCCAGCATCAAAGCATCGTTCGTCAAGACCTCAATCTCCTTCCGCGATACTTGCATGATTGTCGCAAGGTTTGCGTTCGCCTGTTGGAAGGAAGATATGTTCTCGATAGCATTGCCGAGTGTCCGCGTGAAGATACGGACGATGGAAATGACACTCCAGAAGGTTGCCGTGAAACGAAGCCACGCCCGGTTAAGGCCCGTGGCACTCTTCCCGGCCTCCTGCGTCTTGGCAATTATCTGGTCGAGCTTCTTGTTCGTCTGCTCAAGGGTCGCATTGAGCCGGTCCGCATCGCCGACGAGGAACTTACCTTTCGGCATCGTGCGAATCTTCTGCGCAATCTCGTCAAGGATGCCGGACATCTGACGCGCATTGGAGAGGCCCTTGTCCGTGACAATCTGCTTGCTTGACACCTTGACGTTAAGAGCTTGCGTCAAGGCTTTATTCAAGCGGTTCGCATCTGCAATGTTCTTGTTTATCTGGGTTTGGAACCCGGTATCATCAAGTACGACCTTGAAATTAAGCTGGTCTATATTCGCCATTATCTCTTATTTCTTGAAAAGTTCATCCATCGTGTATGGAACCTCCTTTCCCTCGGACCTCGCCCTTTCCCGTGCCCTACGATTCGCCTCTTCTTGGAGAGCGACGGCCTTGTCCTTCGGGTTGTATCTATAATTGTCCGAGCCTCCGTCCCGCTTCTTCTTCCCGCCTTTACCCTTCTTCTTGTTGTCGTAGAGCGTGTGCGGAAGGTCGGCCTGCATCAGTTGTATCTGCGCGACGGTGAGGACGCATCTTGCGGTGTAGTTGGTGATCTTCCCGACAAACGGAATCCAACGCGAATCCCCGTAGCAAGGGAAATCCTTGACGAAGACCGCTATCCTTCCGGCATGCGTTCTCGAAGGGATTGCTCGACTTCCCCCTTCGTCAGACTCATCACATCCGTCCTCATAGCAGTCCAACACGTGATAGTGTGATAGTACATCACGCAGTATCCCGTTATTTTTTTTTTGGATGGCCGTCGTCACCGAGGCCATCTGCGCTTCGTTGTACTTGCGTATAAAAGCCCACCAACGCCACTTTAGAGGGTAAAGCAAGGCAATCTTCACCGGAGAGTTCAAAGTGGCTAAAACGGCCATTTTTATCGAGAAGTAGGGGTGTTTCACGGCGGAGTGCATTACCGCATCGGAGTCACCGACCTTCGCATCTTCCTCCAACTCCTCCCGCTCCAAAAGAAGTTCGGTAATCTTCTGGACGGTGTAGTCGTGAAGGAATCCTATCTTCAAGCGTTTCCTTGTGCCGGGAATTGGCACAATATCCGTTTTGTTTGCCTCAAGTTGCGCGAGTGCGACGCGGGTTGCTAATTCTGGTTGGTCCATATATCGTTTTCTTTGCCGGAAAAAGAAAATCGGGACGGGGCTCAATACTCCCCGCCCCGAATAGTGTGAGGTTCAGGTTCGTCCCGAAGATTAATTACCGCCACCAGTAGTGGTGGCCTTGAGGACCGCGAAGTCGCCGACATACGCATTTTCCTTCTTGTACGGGTTCGGGAGGATGAAGCCCGTGAAGGTGAGGTACAGCGGGTTCGAGT